CAATTTGTTCACATTCTGTTCGAGTCATGTTCGATTACCTCTCGGTAACTACTATTACAGAACTATTTCATTAATTGTAACAAATTTGTAATATATTTGTGATGATTAAGTAGCATCATTCTGCTATCATATAAGCATCAAATAAATTCAAATAGGAGGTAAGGAAATGTACAGACTACCAAATTCTTATATAGAAAGGTTCAAAGCCGGAGAATTAATCATATCCGGTACAAAATACATCTACGTCAGATTCAGTGACAATACAATCCGCAGATGCAGACGGATGTATCTGGATACTGATTCTTATCTTGATTCTGACAAATGGACTGTAGTATATTCATTAAAGGAGGATAAAAAATGATTTTTATGTTAGTAACTTTAGTACCCTGTTTATTAGTCGGATTCGGGTTGGGTGCTGGTTTTGGATATAAACTAGGCGAACAGGACGAGAAAGAACGTTTTAAAAGGAAGTGTGACAGATATGAAAAATGATGATTTGCAAAAATTCAACCCTTATCTGAGCAACAAATCAGACAAGGAATTATATGCTATCCGGAAAAAACTTGCAAAACGTCTTAATCAGCGCATGAGACGTATTGAAGCAGCTGGAATTGATTATGGTGCAATTAAGATATATAAGCAAGACGTCGCCAGATATTACACTGGAAATAAAGGGTTCAAAGAGTCGTTAGGAAAAACAAAAGGAATATCAGTCAAACATGAAATAAGTCTGTTACAGAATCTGCTTAATTTACCTACTTCAACCTTGCCAGGAATTAAGAAAATACGTAAAAAGGCAATGGGAACGTTTGAAGATAGATACAATGTCAAATTTAAAAATGTCCAGCAATATGAAGACTTTATCGCATCGTCAACATGGGAAAAATTAGATGAATTATATGGATCCGCTACAGCATTGGACATCATAGCAAAATCACAGAAATCAGTTTCACAAATACAAAAGGATGTTGAATCATTTATAGCGAAAACAGACCGATATACATCCTCAGATATTGCCAAACAACTAGGGTTTAAATCTCTGCCGGATGCATTAAAGCAGGCAAAATCAAACAGAAAGTAGGTTACGCATGGAAATAGCAGGTTATCAAGTTATCGATTTCTATAAATTTAATTATATGAGCCTGCTAAATTATAAATTTGACAGAGTCAGCAATGCAGGTCGTCCCCGATACGTATACGATCGTGTCATCACGGTAGACACCGAAACTTCTGTATATGATGGAATCCCATTTATTACAGATTGGACGATCTGCATAGAGGATATCATATGTCTATATGGTCATCATGTCAGGGATTTAGTCAACACGATTGATAAGATCGTATACTATCTGCATTCAGACGAAACCCATACAGTCAGATTTTACGTACATAACTTCCCATACGACTACACATTCATGAAAGCACACATGTTCGAGAAATGGAGTGAGCCAAAAAACGTATTAGCTGTAAAATCACATCGTTATATCACTATGCAATGGAACAATGGCATTGAGTTCCGGGATAGCTATATACTGGTTAATCGCTCTCTGGAAAAACTCTGTGAAGATGTTGATACCGGTGTAGAAAAGGCAGTAGGCTATTGGGATTATTCAAAAGTTAGAACCCCGGATAGTCCCAGAACTTATAAAGAGTGTGTGTATGCTGCTACTGACACGATTGCACAATGTATTGCGCTACGGAAGTACATGAGTGATAGAGGATACACGGTTGCTAATTGTCCATTGACTAACACCGGTTTTATCCGAAACAAAGCGCGTCGCTATGCGTCACGCTGGAAAAAATCAGGACATAAGTGGTATCACTATTTCCAAAAGCAGAAACTGACGGTAGAGCAATACAGGCAGTTAGAACAATGCTATCATGGCGGATATGTGCACGCAAACAGGTACTACGTTGGACGAGAGATTTCATCAGCGACATTTGGCTGGACAGGGAAATCAAAGGACTTTACCAGTTCTTACCCAGCCGCCCTTTGCTACGAAAAATATCCAATGACAAAATTTGAATATGCAGAATTTACATTGGATGATATTCTGGACTTGAAAGACGAGTATGCATTTTCCGGTTACATCCGGCTGGTTAATCTGCATCTGAAAAAAGACGAACCAATGCCGCCATTGTCCTATCATAAGGCAGTATCAGCAGTAGAAACAGTCTGCGACAATGGCCGGATACTTGATGCAGATCTTGTGATCTATCCGTTTACAGATCCAGATCTTGATGATATCTTAAGATGTTATGATTATGACTACGCAGACGTGTCAAAAGTCATGTATGCAAGAAAAGAATATCTTCCGAGCTGGATCACAGATTTGATTATGGAACTGTATACACATAAGTGTACACTAAAAAATACAGATCCAGTACTCTACATGATATCCAAAAATGAATTAAATGGAATCTATGGAATGTGCGTACAGAAAATAATTAGGGAAGTACTGGAAGAAGATTATACAACCGGGGAATGGTCAAAGAATACAAGCAAGACAGATGAAGATTGGATCGAGAAGTTTTACAAGTCATGGAAAAGTTTTTTGCCTTATCAGTGGGGCGTATGGGTTACTGCGTATGCGCAGCGTAATCTATTTGAACTTGGTAGGTGTTGCGAAATCTGGGTTTATTCTGATACAGACTCTGTAAAAGGCTATAAATGGAATGAGCAGAAGCTTAGGGAGTACAATGAGAACATCAGGAAGAAATCAGAAGAAAGAGGTCTGGGAAGAGTAGATTATAAAGGAAAAGTATATATCTTGGGAATTGCTGATGACGACGGAGAGTTTATCGAATTTAAAACGATGGGTTCCAAACGATACGCATACCGTGATATAAATGGAGAATTGCATCTGACGGTAGCGGGTGTTCCGAAAAAGGAAGGATTACAGTGTCTACATGGAACATTACGGGAATTTAAGAAGGGGAAAATTTTCCGAAACGAGGGATTTGCAAAATGGAAAATGCGCCCCGAGTACATTAATAATGAGAGGATCAAAATCTTGCATCTCATGGGATCTGACATAGAGTATAGTTCTGGAATCATCCTGCATGAGACAGAATATGAGTTAGATCATACGATTCCATATGATAAGGAAACAGGAATGCCGTGTGAGTTCGAAATCAGCCAATACAGCGATTTCTAGAAAGGAAGTAATAAAATATGCAATGGGTGTCAAAAAACACGTATTTAAACCAATCAGAAATGGAAAACAATGCACAGATCATCTATGGGGTATTTAATTCCCTGGGGTACAATTTTAGCACCATCTGCGCGATCCTGGGGAACATGCAGCAGGAAAGTACCTTATCTCCAATTTTTGCAGAACGAGGTGGAAGAGGATATGGACTCTTACAATGGACACCGAAGTCTGACTTGACAGATGCATGTGCCAAACTTGGATTATCGCCATATACAGACGGTACCGTACAATGTCATTGTCTTGACGGAGAATTATTTAAGCTGGGGGGTCAATGGTATTCTACCCAGGCATATATCAACAATTATAAACGATCAGGAGCGTCGGACGATATGGTTGGACTTACTCCGGAGCAGTTTAAGACGAATGCAAAGAATAAGGGTGTCAACTGGTTGACTACAGCTTTTATGGCCTGCTATGAGCGCCCCAGTTTGGATCCCAACACAAACTATATCGATAAACGTAGAACATATGCAAATAAGTGGTATCAATTTTTATCAGGTGTTACACCTCCGCCAGAACCACCAACGCCAGGAGGAGGTGGAGAAGTCTGGAAAAAGATATGGTTTCTATATGCAGGTACGGATGATTTTCGAAAAGGAAGATAAAAATATCAATACAGTGGTTAAATAAGATCATTGATATTAAGAAAGGAGAATGTTAAAATGTTATTAGCATCTACAAATATGTCAGCAATACCGATCTGGTTATTAGGGTGGTTTCTATTTGCATTATTAATCATCGGTATTGTTAAATTTTTAAGAAGGAGAAAATAATGCAAAAGTGGAGACTTATTTTCGACGTATCCTGGGAAGAAGGAGAACCCCCCAAACGTCAGATCTTTGAAGCAAGGGAAGAATTACAGTTTGTCTTACAGCTGGCTCAGACACTGGATGCTTGCAAAACAATAAAACTTATAAGAATGGAAAGAGAGGATTAAGAAATGAGATTCAAAGACATCGTAAAAGTAACAAAGGTAGAATCAAAAGAGTACGGAAGAGGAAGAAACAAAGGGGAATTCCAGATCGTAACCTGTGAAGGTACATTCTGGTCTGGTAAAGCTTCTATTTTTCCGGAAGATGACAACCAGTACATGGAAAAAGGAGAGTACGAAATTGAATTTTACTTGCGTATATCTGAGGCTGGTGGAAAATATTACATCAGCCCGGTAATCATTCCGGATAGTGTAAAGGAGAAATAAATGAACATCTATCAAGATGATGGATGGTTGGATATTGGCAGGTTAAACAGTTTACCTGCCATTTTCTATATCATCATCGGAAGCAGGCAGGTTGGAAAAACATATTCCTGTTTTAAGCATATTATAGATACGTATGTGAAAAATGACATTCCTTTTATTTTCATGCGACGGACAGGGCCGGAATTACTAGGATGTTTATCCGACAACCCATTTGATAAAGGCTATAATCCAGATCATGGAACAGCATATAAGTTTGATAAGATCAAAGGAATACGACCGGACAGTCGTTTGAATATCGTTGATGGATTGAATGAGAATAAGATCATTGGCTCCGCATTTAGTCTAGCGGGTCTTGTATCAAATAGAGGCTTTAATGGAGATCCATACCAGTGTATCATGTATGATGAATTTATCCCCGAGAAAATCAAGAAACGGATGAACGGAGAAAAAGAAGCGTTTGAAAACGCATATATGACAATCAATTCTGTCCGCGAATTAAAAGGCAGACCTGCTGTAAAGGTATGGTTATTATCAAATTCAAACAGCATTGAGAGTCCAATCCTAGAAGCTTTTGGGCTTGTAAACACGATAACCAGAATGCAGAACCGGGGGCAGGAATTCTGTTTTCTACCAGAGCAAAAGATATGTGTAGTGAACGTAGCGGAATCAAAGATTTCTGAACAGTTAGCACAGACTGCGTTATTTAAAGCAGTGCAAGACCAACAGTTTCGGGGGATGGCGCTGCATAATACATTTGCATATGATGATTTTAGCTGTATTGGGACAGAGCCGATAAATGAATACCGTCTACTGGTATCAATCGGCAATCTTAACATATACGAGCATAAGGCGCATGATCTCTATTATGTAACTTTGCACCGAAGAGGAACAGGAAAATCTTTTCCAGATAATCTGTCTGGCCGACACAGGTTTTTGCAAAATTATATCTGGCTGCAGGATAAAGTAATCGCAGAACGTGTGACGTTTGAAAACTATGAACTTAAGTTAAAATTGTTTGAATATCTCAAAATAAAAGGCTAGGATTTTTCCTAGCCTTAATATTTTTATTCTGGTATTAGCCAAAAACAGTATTACTTCTAATCGTGAATGGTTCCGTTACGATACCATTTACATTGAATGTATCATATCCAGTTCCATTTGCTGACCTGATTGCTATCCATAAGCTACCATTGTATACCCGTAAGGTACATGGTACAGTTCTATAAGTGCCATCAGCAGATGTCAGAATTGCTGTGGTAGGCAGGTCAAACTGGAATCCTCCCAGTACAAAGGATGTTTTAAAAGAAAAAAGTTCGTAAAATGTGCCTTCCCCTTTCATTGTAAAATCGGAAGTCCGGTTCATTGAGAATGATCCATAAAATGCGCAGTTGTCATTATACTGAGAAGTTTCAATAATCGTAGAACCTGTGAATCCGTTTTTAAAAGATACATTTGTAATTTTAACTCCTGCATGGATTACAGAAGCGTACCCATTTAAGATTGCATTACTGATCGCTTTTGCAATGGTTTCTTCCCCCCATGTGTTCGGATGCACACCGTCACTACCAAACATGGAAGTACTATGCAGTGCATTTTCTACACCACTTAAATAGGTAATGCCATTGTATTCACATCCAGAACAGTAAGCGTCACGAGGCTCTATCAGTCCAACTCTTGAATCCATTTTCGTTGAGTTGCCAATAAAACCGACAAAAATCTGTGCATTCGGATAAAGAGCATTTGACTGTTTCTTAAAATTGAAAATGGCATTGATCAGATCTGTTTCGGTTTTGTTTATGTCATTAAACCCGCCACAGACGATAATATTTGTTACCTCGTCATTCTTAAAATGTTTACTGGTCTGATTTAACAGAGTTGCAAAGGTCGTACCGCTTATAAATCCTGCACCACCAAAACTATTTGAGAAAAAGTTATCATCGGTTAATCCAAGATAACTTTTAACCAATGCAGGCCATCCAGTCACATTACCATCCGGATTGTAACCTTCTCCGTAGCTATCGCCAATACAGATTGTTTTACCGTTAAAATCAAAGGTGCGTCTTGATCTGTCTGTATAGCTTCTGGCCGTACTTAATCCTGTTTTTACTGCTTCATTAACGACCCGTCCAATCTCTCCGGAATCTAGTTCCTTTTTCACTTCATCTTCTACAATCTTCTGCACTGTGCCTTTGATGTCAACCCATTCTTTTGTTACGATATCAACTGCCTCAACTGCTTTTTTCACATTTTCGATAGTCCAATCAAGGTTCAAATCTGACATCTGACTGGACGGATAAATTCTAGTGTTAATCATTACCATTCCCTCCTTCTCAATCATCAATACAAACTATGCCATATTCAAGTGCACAGATATGTTCAATCCTGCACCCTCTTGCTTCTTTCCATCCAGGTGCAAAATAAGCAGCGTCCGCATCTGCAAGAAGTTCCAGTGATTTTCCCAGAAACCACAGCGGTTTGGCATTGACTGGTGCGTTTTCAATGAACGAATCGATCACTTCCACCGGTTCTCCTACAATCTCTTCTGCACTCTGAATTGCTTTGATACGTTCTGCCTTGATTACCGCATCTGTCTTGCCTTGCATAGGCTGGCTGATAAATAATTTTTTCATTTTCTATCTCCTTTCTCGATACAGATTACCATTCGCCTCTTAATAAGTCTTGCATGAATAAACTTGCAGCATATCCATAAAAGGATTGCTTTCTTAATTTGAGTTCCGACTCAATCATCTGCTGACTGGTCGTTACTCCGATGTTACCATGGATCCTACCATCGTGCGTCGTAGTTCCGGTTTCCCGGTTAGTGTTGCTATAGTTGTTCTTCCCGTTTGATGTGTTGGAGCTATCCGACCGTGTTCTGTCCTGCGCCTGATAATCACTAGAATTATAAGCTGAGACATCGCCATATGCATTGGAATTTTCATTCCCTGTCATGCTTGATTCATTATTTCCTGATTCACTGCGTGTAATGTCCGGACTGTCTGTCCAATGTTCCTGCCTGTCATAGTTCTCAATCGGGTTATAATCTGCATGCAGTGCATTCCAAGTCTGTCGTAAACTTTCCTGCCACTTATCACACCAAGCCGGGATTGCAGAATCACGCATAAAATAAAAGTCCGGATAAATAACCCCCAGCATTCCATAGTCAAGCAACAACGTGTTGGTAAACGTTGTTTTATCAACACCCTCCGGAAGTCTTAAATTATTGAATAAGGTATCGTCATATTTTACCAGTCCGATCAGTGTCAATCTACTCGTCATAAGCAATCTTCCTCTCTTCCTGTTCAAACTTTCGCATCTTAATCTTAAGGTTAAGATCTGGAAAAATCATGTTTGCTACTTTTGCATCTTTCTGCATGGTGTCAATCCATGTTGTCAACCGGGTTACGGACTCAATGTTATTAACGTTGACCTCTGCTACGTTCATCCGTTCCTTCTTTTCTGTATTGGCAGACGGGATACCAACTTCGGTGTCAAATTCATCCAAGATGCGTTCAAAGGCAAGCAGGAGCTTGTCAGCAATAAAATTCTTTGAAACATCCTGGTTAAACTGTGTCCAGGGTTCTTCTGGATCTGTTTCGGATCGCTTCCAGCTTTCCGGATTAACTGCTACCGCTGGCTCTCCCCTGCTGATCTTGTCAAATACAACTTTTAAGGTTTCTGCACCACCTTTGGTTCGGCTCGCCAGGATAAAAGCAACTTTTGAATTAAACAGGCTCATGTCCATTGCTTCTGCTGTCATTGCCAGCTTATAAGCGTAATAGCTGATGATGTCAAAACATCCGCAATAATCCGGCCGCATATGGATCAATGCACAATCTTTTCCAATCCGATATTCTGCATAATTGTTTAAAATAAGTGGATTGGTATAAGATGCATATGCCGGACGATAATAAATATCAATCCCAGTAAGTGTTGGATACTGAGCAATCGTGCCGAATTTATCATTTTTAAAAACACCGAAGTATCCCCCTGCTATTAAGCAGAATTTAATAAATGGAATGTCGATACTTTCCTTGCATGTAATGTCAATGACCGAATATAAACGCTCATAAAGCATTTCTTCAAAGAATCCAGTAAGCTGTGAATTTTTCACAACGATTGACGGACTTACCCGATTCATTCTGACATTGATACTTTCATAATTAAAAGGTAACATATTCTCACTTCCTTTCTATTCGATATAGCAGCCAGAATTTAAGTAACTGTTGATTCGCTCGATCTCCGGCTGGTAAGCATTTAATACATAAACGCTTGCATCACTACACTGCACATATCCGGTGATCGTGCTAAGATTCATAGGTGTATGCCAATAATAGCCAGACGAACCAAAATTTACCCCCTGCGGGTTTCTGGCGTGACAGTAAAGACGGGGGATAAAATATTGTCGAAGCAAAGCTACTGATCCAGTACTTCCAAGCGTGTTGACATCCGGCTGGAATCCGGAGAACAGACCTGCTCCGCTCCCTTTTAAAATAGATCCGACTGTGTTCATGATACCAGTAGTAACTCCACCCATCTGACCGATCTGGTAGGGCACACCAAACTGACAGGAGAGTGACTGTATGATCTCTGCACCATTTTTAATCTGACAGAGTGCTGTACCAGTTGTCATGTCAACAGTGTACTGGATATCCATTGTATCATCTGTTAATGTCTGCATACTAAATGGGATCGTTCCAATTCCCGGAAGTGCAAGCCAGTATTCCGAAAAATTAGAATCGTAGTATCCAAAAGCATTCTTGTTATAGATTGGATTTGATACAGCAATTTTAAAGTACATATCAATCGTGTCGTTGGGTGCAACTTTCTTTGCACTAATTCCAGAAGCTGTCCAGAATCCCATTTTAATGGTAGTCACAGCAGTTCCGGAATATTTTGCATAACTTAACGGTATCCAGATGACTGACGTGATATACTTAAATGGATTAAATACGGATTTTACAGCTTCATCTTGCAATACATCCTTAAAGTTTCCTGCGTTACAGGTATAGTTAAGCAGTTCCTGCAAAGAAGTGTAATCCATCATATAATTGACAAGACCATCCGCATTGGTCACGCGGACTAAAAAGGATCCTGTATCACTCCACCAGTCACTGTTCTGGGCTGATGATACCGCTGTACTCCAATCATATGTTGGATATATCAATGGATCTGTCAGCGTCCATTTCTCCGGAGCTTTTGCGCATCGCTCAACAGTGAATTTCTGTGCTATGATAGATGACTTAAAGGATGCCAGAACGTCAACATCAAGATCCATCTGACATGTGGTGCTGTTTATTGCCGTCACATTCTGAATAAAGTAATACCGATGAAAGTCCGGAATGTAAGCATAATTGACAGTTGTCCAGCTATCTAATCCAGTAATGATGATAGAGGGATTCATGATTGATGTGTTTTCTTTTAATTTACAATCAAAGGTAGCCGCCGGGTTACCCGGCGGCTGTTTGGTACTGTTTACTCGTTTCGAAATGTTGTAAAGATTAACTTCCATATTCTTCTCTCCTTAAAGAACATATGGTTTACCACATGCATAGGTACAGATCCAGCCGGACGGTGTACGCATCCAGGTAGTTCCATTGACGTTCTTAAGCGCTTTACATGTAACCCGTGTGCCTTTGGAGTATTTTTTCAATACTTCGCCGTTCGGTGCATAGGAGCGGACTCTTAATCCGTCAACCTGTACGGTGTATACTTTACCAATGGTAAACTCAGAAGAACTGGATTCTGCTCCTGCGTATCTTAAGTGATATGTCCAGCCATAGGATGGTGTATAGAAATCACGGACACGGATTTCACGGCCGGAAGAATCGCCTTTTTTACCGTCAAAATCTCCGGATGCTGTTACTACTTTATAGTCTGTCACAGCAATGACTACATGCTTACCGGGAGTCAAATAGATGTCTCCGGCTTTGCATCTACCAGTTACCTTCTGCCAGCCTCTCTTTGTAAGCTGGCTGTACAGGTTGCGGGTTGTGCTTCCTGCATTCACATCACAGCCTCCTGCCCGAAGACAGTAGGCGGTTAATGAAGAACAGTCAAAGTCGGGGTTACCTTCCCGGCGTGCCTGGGAGTATCCGTGTGTGTTATCATTGGCAATTGCAATTGCAGTATTGATCATATTATTTAAATTCATCTTTTTTAACCTCCAGATGCTCCAGAATCTTTTCCATCACAATGGTGTTGTTCTGGACTGCATTGCTAAGTTTATCGACTTCCTCTTTATGTGTCTGATCACTTTTCCAATACATGTACAGGACAATCAGACAGCACACAATTGGAAAACCTAATGAACTGATTGCTGTTAAAATTGTCTGTTCCATGTTAATTACCCCATTCTTCGATAAATAATGTCATTAACGCTGAGTCAGTACTTGTAGTGGTAATTTCGATTTTATCTACTGTAATTGGAAATGATATTGAAAAATGTTCTTGTCTTGATAAATGAAATAGTGGATTATTATTTACAGAATCATTTATTTTAATTCTAAATGAATAATCTGTACTTGATATATCAAAAAAAATTTTTTTAGGTTTTGCTTTTGTAAAAGTATAAATAACTGGTGCAGAATCAATAACGCTAAAAGTGGCACTATTTGTTCCAGTAGGAAAAATCATAATTAAACCTCCTCCCCCATCACAAAGACAACACCGTTGTGTGTGTAATTATTCCAATAGTTCTTACGATAATGGACATAAGTATTGTAATAGTCGCCTGCTGCGTTGACTGGTGTCGTGATTGTCTTTGTAAACTGGTAGTTTACACCGACTGCACGGCGGTCGAAGATACAGCCTAATACGTACGGAAGTTCTACATTTGTAGCTGCATCTTTAGATGCGCCTGTCGCAAGATCTAAGATGTTTGGTTTGATCTTAATCTGCTCTGGATTTTTGATTGACTGCCAATAATTTACGAACTCAACGCCCGCAATCTTAAGGTACTTGTCATTAAATGCAGCTGACAATACACTTGTCTGTGCCTGCTTCCAAAAGCTATTGAGCATGATAAACTTCTGATATTCTTTCGGTGTGAAACGCAGGATATCCTGGCCTGTAAAGTTTGCATGGTACAAGGTAGAACGTTCTGTCATGCAATCAGACAGATTCTGAACGTATGCTACAAACCATGGAACAAAGTCTTTTGCATAGGTTGTTCTAAGCTGCAATCCTGTATAAGTGGTTCCATGCTCTGTATTGTACTCCTGTGTCAAGTCTACTTCATATAATCCCATTGCTGATATACCAGCAATGTAGTTGCAGATTGCAAGACGTCTACCTGCTTCCATTGCCTGCTCGATATCATTGCGGAATTCAGTCATGACGGATGTGTAGAAGTTGGAAAACTCCTCAGCAGAACGGAATGCCTGTGCTAACTGGTCGTCCAACCTTGTAATATGGTTCTGCTCCTTTTTTGTTCCGTAAAACTTAAGCTGTACTACTTTTGGTTTTTTGATTTTGTACATATCGACAGAATTGCCATCATCAAACTGTGTAGCATTCAGATCTGTATTGGTATCTTCGGAAGCTTCCTCGTCCTGGTGTAACGGCACTGTCTCCAATGTAATTGCACCCCAGCGTTCGGATGTTTCGTCGATAATTCTTACTTTTCCGATATACGGTGTGTTTGGAAAGTAATTGGTCATGAAAGTGACCGTCATAGCGTTCATAATGTTTTCCGTACCAGAACGGAGCATTTTTTCGCCGACTGATACAAAGCTGGTCGCATCAATGACAGCAATTTCTTTTGTTCCAAACATCTGTGAGTTCATGTCGTTGACGATCTTATAGACGTCAACCGGTGTTAATGAGTTCATTCTTAAACCTCCTTGATCAAATTTAAAATAACGTCATTGACTTCATTTTCTTTTGGTGTTGGCGCTGTAGCAGATACAGTGTTATTGGACTGAATTGCTTTTGTAAGTTCGTCCAGACGCTTTGTGATTTCTGATAATTCATCTTCTGTTTTTGATTTAGGCTCTGGTTTTGGATCTGGTTTTGGCTCTGGTTTTGGATCTGGTTTTGGCTCTGGTTTTGGATCTGGTTTTGGTTCTGTCTGAACAAAACCAGCGATCATCTCAGCTGTGAATCCAGCATTGACTAAAGTTAAGATATCTTTAATATCCATGTTATCATCTCCTTTTATAAATATAGTTTATATAATAAAATTGAAACCTATAGAAATAGGCAGGGGTTATGGGTAGCCATCCCATGCGCCCCGCTTCTGGCGGTTGGCTTGCGCCCTCTGCCTATAAATATAAAATACTATTTTCAAGAATAAATGTCAATAATGAAAAATGATGTATCTTGCGTATAGTGTTCTGTAATTGCGACATCTATTGCATTTCGTTTATCAATGAATTTAAATACATCATATACAGTTATGTTATGACAATATTTTGCATCCATTATTGCGTCAAACGATTTTATACAGGAAAAATAATTGTATACTTTTATATATAGATTAATTCTGTCTACTACACCGTTGCATAAATCTATATATTCATTATAATCTTTTGTGTTGACAGTTGTAGTTTCATCTACTAAAGAATAACTCTGTATATCCAGCCCCTTTTTTATAAGTTTTAAATTATCATAAAAATTTCTCATTATTAATACCTCCAATGCTTTGATTTGATTTGATGCTTA